AGCGAGGCGGCAGGCCGTTGAAAACCGAATCGAAAACCGAATCGGAACCGAACACAAACCCTAACAGAAACAGAAACAGAAATAGAAATACCATATCGTCGCAAACGACATCAACACGTTTTGATGAATTTTGGTCAGCATGGCCTACGTCTAAACGCAAGGTGGCAAAGTCTGAATGCCAAAAGAAGTGGGCCAAAGCTGGATGCGATGCTGTGGCTGAGACCATCATTGCGCAGGTCAATGCCCTCAAAGTGACAGAGCAGTGGACGACGGGCTTTGAGCCAGCGCCATTAACCTACATCAACCAGCGCCGCTGGGAAGACGATGCAGGTGAAGCGCCAGCAGGTCGGAGAGTGATATGACACAAGACGAAATCATCTGCATGGCAGAAAGGGCGGGTAAAAACTTGTGGCCGCTTGAGACTGAATTTCTTTTACGCCTTGCCGCCCTTGTCCGTGCTGACGAGCGTGAGGCGTGTGCGAAGGCGTGTGAAGAAGTTGGTGTATGGCCTTCACTGTTGCCAAAGCATTGCGCTGAAGCCATTCGAGCAAGGGGACAAGCATGACCCCCGTCGAGCGTATGTTGGGTATGCTGACCAAGGTCAAGGGTCGCAATGGGTCATGGACTGCTTGCTGTCCTGCGCACAACGACAAGGGGCCATCCCTTGCCATTCGTGAGACAGAAGACGGTCGAGTGTTGCTCCACTGCTTTGCAGGCTGTGAGACGTTGAACGTGGTGCAGGCATTGGGCATGGACATGACCGACTTGTTCCCACCAGACGACAAGCGACGCGAGTACCCAGTCGAAGGCAAGAAGAGTTTGAAGCCTGCGTTCTATGCCAGCGACCTGATGCGAATTATTTCGTTTGAGGCATTGGTGGTCAGCATCTGCGCCTACGACATGAGTCAAGGCAAGAAGTTGAGCGAAGGCGACAGAGAGCGAATGAAATTATCACAACAGCGAATCGAAGAGGCAATGAAATATGCAAATGTCTGACGTACACAAAAGAGCGCAAGAACTTGACGAGGCTCGAAAAATCCGCATCGTGCGACCTGACGAGGTGGACTTTGAAAAGTACCTCAAGGCCAACGACGTGGCCCAGAAGGTCAAGGGCGCAGGCGAGTTCTTGGACGAGATTGAAGCTGAGATTACGAGTCCCGTGGTGGACGTGTCTCAGACCATGCCTTGGACAAAGACCCATGCTGGGTTTAAGTTTCGTGCGGGCGAGGTGACCTTGTACGCTGGTGGCAATGGCGGTGGAAAGTCTATGGTGACGGGCCAGATTGCTATGGGCCTTATCAAGCAGGGCCAGCGCGTGATGATTGCTTCGTTTGAGATGAAGCCAAAGCGCACGCTGTTTCGTATGCTTCGCCAATTTGCTGGCGAGAACATTGACTACCCGCGCTACACAAACAAGGCCAGATACTTGACAAGCCTCATCACTCGCATGAGAGCCTTTGCACACGCCAACCTGTGGCTCTATGACCAGCAAGGCACAGTGACTGCACAGCAAGTGATTGCGGTTTCACGCTACAGCGCAGTTGAGTTGGGTGTGCAACATATCTTCATTGACTCGCTGATGAAGTGCGTGTCTGGTGAGGATGACTACAACGCACAGAAATCATTTGTCGATGAGTTGACATCATTGGCCCGCGACCACAACGTCCACGTCCACCTGATTCACCACATTCGCAAGCTGGCAAGTGAAGAAATAAAACCCAACAAGAACGACATCAAAGGGTCAGGCTCAATCAGTGACCAAGTGGACAACGTCTTGATGGTGTGGCGCAACAAGAAAAAAGAACACGACGCACAGAACGGTTCCGTCGACCCAATGATTCCTGATGCCTACCTGATGTGTGAGAAGCAACGTAACGGTGAGTCAGAGGATTGGTATTCGCTTTGGTATCACAAGGACAGCCAACAATTTGTTGAACATCAAGATTCAATCCCGATGTCGTTTGACAACGGGGGGAGGTTTTGAATTATGGGCAGGAGGGCGAGGGAGAAGATGAGCATCGTCACCGTTGTCTCGTTCGAGGAATCATCAAGATGCGTATTCAAAATCGCGATAGCGCGTACCGTTGGCTCAATGGTTACGTTGACCATCTTGGGAAGCGCCACAAGGGATGGAACGAACTTCATCCCAAGTCCCGCCTTGAGGCAGATATTAGAGACCAATGGGTCAAAGGCAACAGAGGCAACGAAGGAGAATGGAAATGATTGAAATAACTTTACCGTGGCCCCCCACGGTCAACACTTATTGGCGCACCTTTAACGGTCGCGTCCTCATTAGTGCAAAGGGGCGCGAGTACCGCAAAGCTGTTGCTGACCAAGTGCTGATTCAACGAGCCGCCAAGCACATCGACCACGCAGTTAAGGTGGAGATAAAAGCCTATCGCCCAGACCGTCGTCGTCGTGACTTGGATAACATTTTGAAAGCGTTGCTGGACTCCATGACCCACGCTGGTGTCATGCAGGACGACGCCCTGATTGAAGACCTGCGCGTGTACTGGGCGGACGAGGTCGGTGGCATGGTCAAGGTGACCATAGAGGGGGTTTTATGAATTGGATTTTGTCGTTGGTCGTCGTGTACTTTTTGTTTGCAGGAGACCCACCATTGATTGACATCTTGCATGACCACGTCACGCAATACCTCAAAGAAAAAGAAAAGAGTCGCACATGAAAACTGAACCAGACTTGATTGACATATTTGCAATGCTTGCGTTGATTGGTCTTTTGCAAAAGCCATCAAAGGCTTTGAAGTCAAAGATAGATATTGCTTACGAGGCATATGAGCAAGCGCAAGCAATGGTTGAGGTTCGAGAAGACTTTATCAACAAAGGAGGTGACTGATGGAAACGATGTTGAATATTTTGGCTTTGTTTTTTCTTGTGTCGGGAGTGGCGGCTTGGGCAATTGCCGCCATGATTTTTGTTTTTTATCAGATGTCTCAACGTCCACCAAAGGAGGAGTAAATGTTTAACACATTCGGAGAGTTTTTTTGGGCCTTCATGTCATTGTCTGGATTTATGTTTTGGATAAGTGTCGTGATTTTTGTTGGCATGGTCATCAAGCGCAACCGCGCAAAAAGGAGGGCTTACTATGAGTGAAGAAAGAGACCCACACAAGGCTGTGGACTACATCTTGAAGCACGCCTCGCTGTTTGCAAAAGCAAAGGCAGAGCGCACCTACATCGAGCATTTCCGCAAAAGCCTAAAGGGCATCTTGATGAAGCGAAGCATGGAGACCGCAATCGGTGCGCAGGAGCGAGAGGCTTACGCTCATCCAGAGATGGTCGAGTTGCTGATGGGCCTCAAGGCCGCAGTTGAGATTGAAGAGAAGTTGAAGTGGGACATAACAGCCGCAGAGTTGCGTGTCGAAATTTGGCGAACAGAGCAAGCCAACAACAGAGCAGAGGGAAGGGCAACAATATGAAAAAAATTTTTATTGCAGTGTGCGCAGTGGGCGCATTGGTTGGGTGTTCATCCAACAAGGAGCCGTATGTCACGGTACAGAACCTCATCATGGATAGGAACATTCAACCCCTGAGTCGTGGTGAGCAGATTGACGCCATCAAGGATTGTCAAGAGGCGGGCCTTCGCGCTCGTGTGATTTACGGCAAGCGCTACGTCAACGGCTACAGCACAGAGACCGTCATCGACGTTCTTTGCTCCAATCGTTATGCGTTTTAATTTGTTTCAATGGGGCGTCCTCCACAGTCTAAGCTGGGTAATGGTTTTGACCGACGGATGGATAACCCACACGCACTATCTGGCGGTCGCTGGATTTGCTTTGATGATTTATTCAATGTGGAGGATGACAATGAAGACACCAGAAGACGAGGCGTTTGAGGAAATTGAGAAGGCGCAGGGTTGGCGCAAGCGTCAGATTGAAAACCTCAAACCTAAGACGGCGGACGAGTTTTATGCGGAGTTGCGCAACAACGTGTTGGAGGAGGTTGCGGTTGAGTTTGACAAGATGACCAGCGGAGGGGACACCACCGCGTCGTTTGCTTTGTTTGTGCGAGGCATGAAGCATGACCAACAAGCCTAAGACCTGTCAGGTATGTCGCCTGAACCCCGCAGACGTAAAAGGCAAGAACAGTAGGAGTGGCATTCAGTGGCGATGCCAGACCTGCCACGAACTAAAGAACCGAATCGGTTTTACAAATAAAAAACAATGACCACACTTGCAGAGAAAAAACACATGGGGCGCGTGGCTGAACTGGGGTGCGCGGTATGCCGAAGGCAGGGCTACGAGGGTACGCCCGCCGAACTACATCACAAAAGGGCTGGAACAGGGGCTGGGAGGCGCTCAAGCCACTACGACGTCATCCCACTATGCCCAGAGCATCACAGAGGCGCTACGGGCCTCCACGGGCTTGGAACAAAGGAATTCCCTAAGCGCTATGGCTACGACGAGGACGACCTGCTCAACGACACCAGACGTTTGCTTGGCATTACGGTTTGCGAGTAAAGCGGTTGTTTTTTTGCAACGTATTAGGGTTTTCCTTAGAAATATTTTTAAAATAGTTGTTGACCGCGTTTAATTTGGGCTTAAACTACAAGCACTGACCAAGCAATACCTGCAAGGCAGAACCACAGAAAGACAGCGAAATGAACAACGACATCAACTTCACATCAGTAGACACTCTTGGTTCTTTGTTGGCACAGATTGCCGACCTGACTAAGCAGGCTGACTCCATCAAAGACGGCATCAAAGACAGCGCCAGCGCAGGCGGCGCAAAGGTTGTCGAGGGTGCGCTGTTCAAGGCCACCTACATCGAGAGCAACCGCTCAACCGTTGACTACAAAAAAGTCTTGGCCGCTCTTACCGCTTTGTTGCAAGAGCAAAACAAAGAAATCGATGCCAACAAAATTGTTGCTGGCTTGGTTGCATCAAGCACAAACACTTCCGCTGTGTTCAGCGTGAAGGTCACCAGCAAGTAAACCCAACGCCCCTTCGGGGGCTTAACAAAACGAAAGCGAATCATGAACTTCACATCAATCTACGAAGAAGCAATCTCCGCCGCCAAGGCCGCTGAAGCAGAGTTCCAAGCCAAGTACGGCGAACCAGCCTACTGCGGTTTTGCTTGGGTCGACCTGCCAAGCGCACGCACACCGTTTGTGACGTGGTGCAAGAAAAACAATGTTGGCTCTAAACATTGGAAAAAAGGCTGGAGCATTTGGAACCCAGCAGGCAACTACACCCAGTCGATGGACATCAAAGAAGCTGGCGCTCATGCGTTTGCTCATGTGCTGAGAAAGCATGGTGTCCAGTGCTACACAGGCTCACGCGCAGATTAACCAACAGGGGGCTTTGGCCCCCATCAGGAGAACAACATGACACAAGCAGAATTCAATCAATTGGTAACGCAAGACATCCAGCGTTTGGTTGCCAAGGCGCAAGCAGAGTACGAGGCCGCTCCCTTCAACTACGACGCGCCATACAACCCAGAGTTTTTGGGTGCGCAACCAGCCCGTGCTGGCGAAGACTATTAAACCGAAACATAACCGAAACGAAAGCGAATCATCATGGACAACTACACAGCAACAGGTTTGGCAGAGGGCTTCATTGAAGCTGAGAGCGAAGAGCAGGTATTGGAGGCGTGGCAACACTTGGTCGACACGGGGCTTGCATGGCAACTGCAAGGCTTCTTTGGTCGCACCGCCGCCTCGCTCATCGAGCAGGGTTACATCAATGCGCCAGAGGCAACAGCATGAAGCACGCACAAGCAGAGTACATCAACGCAGGCTATCGTTACGAGAAGGCCAACAGCGCCGACAAGGCGAGGGCCGTGGCGGAGGGCATCCGCAAGATGCTTCAGGAAGAACACATTGACGAGCAATCAGACGCACGCTACTTTGTAGAGCGTGGTCGCAAAGAAGCAAGGGAGACAGCATGAACACCGACCACATCGTTCACAACAGCGACACCCAGCGCATGGAGTGCCAACACTGCGGTTACACGCAAGCCATCAAGATGCCTGCGCCCATCGATGCTATCTTGGGCAAGATGGATGCCTTCACAAAGGCTCACGAGGGCTGTAAACGCCCTCAAAGCGAGGCGGTGATGTCTGAGTACATTAAGGGCTTTGACGCAGGCTATGGCTACGTTTTGAACGAGGTAGAGCAGTACATCAAGCGTCACGACTACGAGCCGCGCATTACAGGCCCATTGCTTAACTTGTTGGCGCACCTCAAGATGGAGGGTAAGCCAGATGAAACTCCAATCGACGGTTGAGTTGGATGACATCACGGTCGAGTGCGCGAAGGCATTTGATTTTGAGTTTGATGGCAACAGCACGTTTGATGTCCCCTCGCTGAATGCTCCGCCCAACTTTCAGATTGGATTGATTGTTGGCCCATCGGGTTCAGGCAAGTCCACTCTACTTGGTCAGTTTGGGCAAGAGCGCCAAGTCGAGTGGAGTTTGAGCAAGTCGATATGCTCTCATTTCAGTAGCGCAGAGGTAGCTATGACGCGATTGGGCGCGGTAGGTTTGAACTCTGTGCCTGTGTGGGTCAAGCCCTACCATGTGCTGTCTACTGGTGAGCGTTTTCGCGCAGACCTCTCGCGTCGATTGGTGGATGGCGCGGTGATTGACGAGTTCACTTCGGTGGTTGACCGCAACGTAGCGAAGTCGTGTTCATGCGCTACAGCGCGATACATCCGAAAGGCTGGTCTCAAGAACATCGTGTTCGCCACCTGCCACTACGACATTGTGGAGTGGTTGCAACCTGATTGGGTGTTTGACACAACGGTTGGCGTGCTGTCAACAAGGGGGGTGGAAAGGCGACCGACTATTAAGTTGGAACTCATACCGTCTACCGTTGGGGCATGGGCGTTATTTAGCAAGCATCACTATCTCACAGCAAACATCAATCGTTCTGCACGATGTTGGATTGTCGAGTGGGAGGGAACAGCAATTGGATTTGCCGCTGTGATACCGATGCCCAGCGGAACCCTCAAGAACGCATGGAGAGGTCATAGGACGGTCGTGTTGCCTGAATTCCAAGGGTTGGGCTTGGGCGTGCGCATATCGGACGCTATGGGCGTCATGGTGAGGGCGGAGGGGGGTAGGTACTTCAGTAAGTCATCGTCCCCTCGTTTGGGTGAGTACCGCAACAACTCGCCATTGTGGAAGCCCACCAGTAAAAACCAAAAGGTAAGGGGCGACGCAAAGAGCCAAAAGAGTTGGACAAACCAAAACTACAGGCTGTCTCATGCGGAGAGACTGTGCTACAGCCATGAGTTTGTGGGGTAGGGAAAGTCCCTAGTATTTTTATTGTTTAATTTGAGGTTATACTAGCCTCACTGCAATCCGCAGGACAGCGAAAAGAAAGCGACACACCATGACACACCCATTTGAAAAAGCAAACCTTGGCAAGGCTCCCTTCTCTTGCACCCACGTCACAGAGAACGTGTTTTCCTTGCCTGACGGCACTAGCAAGGCTGGCGGTTGCTGTGACTACTGCGGCACTGGCATTCGTTGGGAGTTTTGGATTAAAGGCTCCATCGCTGGCGCACGTCAGTTCAAGGTCGGTTGCGATTGCGTGGCTAAGACTGGTCGAGGCATTGAGAACTTTGAGAAGGTTCGCGCCGACCACACCCGCGCACGTCGTCAAGAGGGTGCTGAGAAGCGTGCAGAGAAGAAGCGCGAAGCCCGCAAGGCTTGGATTGATGAACAGCACGCCGCTAGAGCCATTGAGCGTGCGGCGGCTACCGAGGCATGGCGCAAAGAAAACAGCG